ATGTCTTTCTTAAGGAAGTCTACTGACAGTCTTCATTTCAGGTTCGCGGTGTTGCTGGCCTGCGTCTTCTCGGGATTCGCCCACGCGGCCAATACGAAGCTGACCAGTCCATCCGTTGCGTTGTCCTCGCCGATCGCTGGGGCGACCACCACATACACTTTCAAGGCAAAGCTGCGCAATCGGTCGGGAGCCGACATTGCTGTCGGCAACACGGTCACGCTCACATTCCCTTCCGGGACAGACCTGACGAATTTGGGCGCGGTGACGTTTCAAGGCACACTCGTCTCGGCTGCAAATATCACCAAGACGCTGTCAACGGTCACTTTTTCCGCGCCGGGATCTGTAAATAAAGGCACGCAATTCACCATCGTGCTCGATGGTGTCAAGAATTTGACGACGCCGGGGAGTTATGCCGCCTCCATCACGACCGGCAACTCATCGGGGGGCATCAACACCGGGAACAACATCTTCCTGTACACGATCGTGACCGGCGCTCCGGTCAAGCTCGCAATTACCGTTCAGCCTACGAATACGGCGGCAGGGGCGACGATCTTCCCAGCCGTTCGCGTCGCCATACAAGACACCATTGGCAACACGGTGACGACCGCAACTAACGCGATCACGATCGCAATAGGAACAAATGCCGGCGGAGGAACCCTGTCAGGCACAAAAACGCTGACCGCAACCAATGGCGTGGCGATCTTCAACAATCTGAGCATCAATGCGAGCGGCAATGGCTACACGTTGGTCAGCACGTCGCCAAGCCTGACCGGTGTAAAGCAACGGCCGAAAAACACGAAAAGATGGCATTACAAACGTCCAGCACAACCCCGCTCGGTTCTGGCGCGCGTTTGTAGGATGGCATAAGCGCCCAAAAGCGCGATCTGGCGCGCCTCGCGATGCGCCGGCTGATACGTCCACAATCCACCGCAAGACACCACCCCAAAAAGCGTATTCATTCCTGACAAGATACTCTCTTCTGACAATCCTTCCATTGTCAGAAGCGCGGGCGCGCCCTACGGCGGCGTGTCGCCGGCCGGCACGATCTGGCCGCAAGCGGCAACGGCGGCGCGCGCATCGCCTTTCACGAAGACTAAGACGTTCTGATGGCACTTCCCGAGCTTCCTTAGCGCCAGAAACTGCTTGCCTGCACGCACAGGCACGCTGCCCAGCGGCGTCAGCAGCACGGCATCGTTGTAGAACGCCGCGCCAGCGGCTTCAAACGCTGCCACAGTGTCAGCCACAAGGTTGCGGTACCGTCCGGCCTTGTCGCGGATGTTGCCCACCACAAAGCATGCAAAGCGATCACGGCGAAGCAGAGCCATGCTTGCGGCGATGATGCGCCCGTAGGCTTCCAGGAAGGCGGGATAGGGCATCGTTGAAAGGTCACGCCGATCGCGGCTGTAGACCTCAAGATCAGCGTAAGGTGGGCAGGAGAAGACGAGATCATAAGCGCCGGGCGCGAGCGTCTCCACCTTCAAGGCGTCTCCGCACACCCAAGACGGCTGGAAGGGCAATCGCACAAGGCCGGCCTGCCGGACGTTCTCGCGCACTTGACGCTTGCGCAGGTCGATGCCGACGTAATGGCGGCCTAATCTACAAGCGACGATGCCGCGCACACTGCCGCCAGCGAACGGATCGAGGATCACGCCGCCTAGCGGGCAGAACCAGCGATAGACCGCTTCACAGAGAACAGGATCGAAGATGGATGTCTGCCCCTGCAACGTGAAGCCGGCGTTGCGGGCGGCGGCAAGGGTTTCTTCCCAGTTCGGTTGCCGCCCGAGCTGCGCGCGAAGCTTGTTGCGAAAGCCGTAGATGTTGGTGCCTTGCGCAGACGAGTTGAAGAGCAATTTCGCGCAGCGCCCCTTGCCGCTCGAAAAGCCCAGGCTCAGCCACGCGCGCTTGCGCTCCATCCAGTAGCCCTGACGAGCATCAAGCACGCTGAAGGGCGGCACTATGAAACGGCGCGCGAGTTCGGGAATCTTCTGTTTACGAGAAGGAACGGCCAAGGCATGATTCGATTCTCTTCACCACTGCATCTGTGGAAGGGTCCGGCGGGTCGCTTTTCCTTCACCACGGCGACTGCGGTGTTAGCAGCACTGCAACGCCGGGCCTGAACTAAACTCCTCTGACGTTCAATGCGCGCGGGCCTTTGGATTCCTGCTGAATGTCGAACTCGACGCGCTGGCCGGATGAAAGGCTCTTGCGGCCGGGCGCACCCAGAATGCCGGTATAGTGAACGAAGCAATCGGGCAGCGTCTTATCGTCGGGGCGGATGAAACCGAAGCCCTTCTGATCGTCGAACTTCTTCACTGTGCCCTGCATGATCTTCTCCTTCCATCGGGAAGGCTGCCGGCGTCTACTGGCGTTGCAGATGTCGCACGGCGGCGGTCAGGTACTTGATCTTTTCCGGGATGCTCATGACGTGAGGCGAAACAATGTTGACGCCTGCTGGGACGCCGGCGTAACCGGGATAAATAAAATGGTCCCACGCCTTCGGCAGCCGCGCGATCTCCACGCCGTGCTCAGGCGTGCATGCGTTGACGGCATCGTTCGAGTCTCCCGCGTTCAGCAGCCGGCGCTCATAGCAGTACCTCACGAAGCACCTGCCGCCGGGCGTATTGCGGACCATGATGACTGCGGAGTGAAAGTCCCGGCCGCCCCATTCAACAAGGCCAACATCGCCGCGCGGAAAGTCGGCATCGAGCGGGATGGCCTGATTAACGATCAGCGAATCACAATCGATGATGACGGCGACTTCGCAGAGCGGATTCTTAAGAGCCTGAAGCAAGAAGTAGAACCGCTGAAAACTGAATTGCGAGGAACGCCAAGCCCGGCCTTGCGGTGTCGCGCGAGCTTCCAGAGGATCGCTTCGCTCAGCGGTGTATTGCCAGCCGTGCTTCGCTGCACAGCCACCGTTCCATGCCTCAACTACGGCAAGAACCGGCAGCACTTCACCGGCAGCATGTTGAATGAGCATCTTCATGAGCGATTGCTTTCAGGCTGGCTTGCGCAGGGGAACCGGCGGTCGGTTCCGCACTGTGCTCGTTTCTCGCTTCGATCGACCGCCGATCGTCGGACTCTAGCTGGGGGTGAGTGCCGAACGCGTCACGGTTCAGGGTGCGGGACTTACGCGATGGAGTCCCCAGCTCCATTCGCAGCCCTCTTAGAATTACAGAAAGCCGAGGAAGGGCTTCAGCACGCCCAGGGCCTGCGTGGCGATCTGGACGAGTTCGGAGTTACTCTTCGCCTTTTCAGTTGCGGCCTTGATGCCGGCGGCGGCGGCGTCCACGGTCTCCTGCGGAATGCGGCCGGCCTTCACAGCTTCAGCGAGCTTTTCAAAGTCTCCAGCGGGCGTGTAGTCTTCGCTGTGCAGCGGGGCGGGGCTCGTACCTTGATTGTCTGCCATCGTCTAACCCTTTCACAAAAGATTCCGAGGGGAAAGTGACTGCGCCGCTACTTTGGCGGCGCAGTCGCACTGCTTGCGGGCGTCACAACCAACTTCACAAGATCGACGGTTCGCTTGACCAGTTCGGTATAGTCGAGACCTTGCTGCGAGTACTCCTGAAGCAGCGCATCGAGATTCAGAAATGTGATCAACTCCTTGCGCGCTTCATCGAGTGCCGCGTTCTGCTGTGCGATCTTCGTCCCGATCGCGGCCTTGCCGGCATCTTCAGCGAGCTTCAAGCGCGCCATGAATGCCTTCGCATCGGCGACATTCACCTTGCCTTGCGCGTCCGCAGATTTCTCGAAAGTCTCGATGTCCCAGGCTTGTCTTGTGCCCAGATGCGCGAGGCATTCCTGACGATAGCCATCTTGCAGCGCGTCCGTGATCTTGCGCATCGCCTGATCGTAAGATGTCACCGCATCGCGCCGAATCTTTTCGCCTTGCGTGACTTCTGCTGGCGGCTTGCCGCAACCGGTCAGCAGCGCGGCCAATCCAATGCCGCAGAACAGAAGCGGAAGCGTGCTGCCGATGTTACTGGGCGGCGGCGTTGGATTGAGCGACTGCGCAACCGTGCTCGTAGCGCCTCCGGACCAGCCATCCGCCACGCCCTGCCCGAGCACGTAGGAGATCGCAATCCCCGCGAGCGCGAGCACGCTGTTTTCGTCCATGCCGAAAGCGTTCTTTAGAGCGACTGCGAGAAGTGTGGCCAGCGCCACCAAGAACTTTCGCCCGCCCAACTTTCCCAGCAAACCATTCATGATGCCTCTCCTTTGAAAAAGGGTGACTGTCTCTTCGCGAAGATAAATACGTCTAGCGGACTTCGAGGGCGCGCTTCAGCCCGTGGACCTTCGCTGCCATACCTTCGATGCGGCAGTGAAAGGGGCGGCCGTGCCATGCGTGAATAACGACCGGGCGCAAGGGCAGCGACGCCGCGCCGCAAAAGTTGAAGGCGTCGTCAAGAGGCTCAACAAGCGCTTCGCTGTGCGCGCCGGCGAGTTCCTGCCAGACGGCGGTTTCATCGCGCCATACTCCGCGCGCAACCTCTCGCGCAGAGGCCGCGTAGATGCGTTGCAGCGCCGCCAGAAGGGCTGGCGAGCTGCGCAGGCACATTACGCCCGTGTTGAAGGAAGTGTTGCCCACAGTCATGCCCAGATCGAATCCGGGCGCGAGGGCTTCACCAATATTGACTGTGGGGTTGATCCATAACGCGTCGGAGTCGATCCAGATCGCCGGCGCGCCAGCGGGCGCAGTTTCGCACCACTCGATCAGATCTGCGTACTTGTCGAAGTACGGATTGTTGGGGCAGCGCCGATCCGTGCGAACGCGGTACTCGATGCCCCAACGCGCGCAGAAGGATGCGTGAATCGGCCGCGCAAGCTCCAACAAAGCGAGATGCCGCCCGGTGGCGTGCTGGATCAGCGTTGCGCTCATGGCCGCGTGTCCCTCGGTCGCTCATACGCGTGTATCCCTCGGGCGCGTTGGGATGAAAACCCCATAGCCACCCTGAGCTTGATCGAACTGATCAACAATCACGCATGGGCAACCTTCTGGCCGATTCGCCAGCGCGACATTCGGCAGATTCTCGACCTGCGGCGCGGCGGGCACTCCCTTGCGCCAGTTGTCGTAGAGTCGCTGCTTGCTGATCCGCTCTTCTTTCTTCTCATGCATGAAATCACGCACGGGTTGCTCGCTGCATTCGAGCGCGATGGAGCGTGCCACGAAGTCAAACTTCAACGCACGCACGCGTACATTTGATTCTGCGCCAAAGTTTACGATGCGGCTGCCGGGCAGTAGATCGCCCGTGACATCCTTAATATGAACGTTGATCGAGCCGCTCCAATCGATGCGGCGGCTATATCGCGTCCAGTAACGGTCTGCGACATCCTGGAGTTCCGCGGTCGGATCGATCGCGGTGGCCTGCTCAATCATCACGCCCTGATCGCTGTAGAAATTCGGCGAGGTGAACTTCACCAGTTCCGGGCGCTGAATGACGAATTCGCCTTCGGCCACAAGTGCCGGATTAAGCAGCGCCTGATTCGCCGGCGCGTAGGCGATCAACGGGCCTTTGAATGCGGTGTAGCGGCCCTTGAAGTTTGTGATCTGCGGCGGTGCAGGTTGCCCGAGATTCTCCTGAATCAGCACAAGCTCGATGTACCAGCGGCACTTCATGATGTTCGGCTGCTCACCCGTGCAGGCGTTCGTGTTGTCCAGATCGAGCGCCGGAATCGCCTTGCCCGTGAAGATCGTGTGCGCGGAGTACGGCGTCGGGTTCGTATAGAAGAATTCAGCGTCGAACCAGTACCAGACTTCGTTCTGTAGTTTGCCATCCTTATCAAAGAACCACCCGCTGATGTTGGTTTCATCGAAGTACCAGCGCAGAGTAAACGCCCAGGAGTTGCCGTCCGGATTGTGCGCGGGCTCGCCGCAATAGATGTGCTGCATCGGCCAGTTGATCTTGCGTTCCCAGATACCGCCGCCTTCCGCGCAGATGCGGAAGTATTTTTCATCCGCCGTTTCAGTCAGCTCGAAACTTTCGATCAGCAGTTGCTGAGGCGTGATGGTGAACGTGCGCTCGAAGTTCCCCAGCTTCAACGTGACGTCCGGCTGCGTCATGTAATCGACGATCTTCAAACCGTTGATGTAGCCACCGCCGCCGCCAGCCGCCCAGTAGACGTAAGCAACCGCGCTGGGTGTTTGGTCCAGAATGTCATCGATCCATGTGGCTATCGACATGCCGCCCTTGTCGCTATCTTTGTACGTGAGGATCGCCGCAACGGTCGGATCGACAATCACGCCGGCCGGCAGAAAGTTCCAGCCAACAAGCCGAACGGTCTGCGTGATGATGTCAATCGCGTCGTCAATCCGCGTGCCCTTGCGAATGTGAACGTGCGTAGTCCCGAGCGTCGCAGGCGGATTGCTGTAGTCCGGCACTGTGTGGTTACAAAGCAAGCGCGCGGGCTGCTTCGCGAGCGTGCGGTATACGTCGCTGGCGACGTATGTGATACCTTCGCCGTCTTCGCCCTTGCGCTTGCGCGTGCGAATCTTGCCGACGAAGCAAACGCCCAGGTCCGGATCGTTGTAGACGAACCAGTCGCCGACATTCCACATGCGGTCGTAATCATCGACGCGGATGTCGTGATCGATCTCGATGACGCGGGCCTGATTGATGCCCCAGTCCATCGAACGAACCGTGAAGCGTTCATCGCCTGCCTGCGGGTCGCTGGCGTCGATCATGTGAACCGTCTCGGGAAGTTCCAGCGTGGCACTCGAACTTCCGTCACTGTCCGCCGCGCAGTCGAGATACACGGCCGCGTCAACTTCGCATGACGAACTTCCGTCGCTGTCGGAAAAGCAGCTAATGAAGGCGTCGCTGTGAATGTGTAGGACGGTCGCGATGCCCCCTACGCCGGGCGAAGTCGCTAGCCACGTCATGTTCGAGAACCCGCCGTCACTCAGCCGGCTCTGGCCGTGCAGGCCATAGACGTCTGAGCTTGGCGATGGTGCCATCGCTTGAACCTTGAACACTGCCTGATCGCTCAGTACGTCCGAGGTATACGCACCGTTCGCAGAGAGCCACGCCATGACGCCGAAGAGCATTTCAGTATTCTTCGGATTGAGCGGCGTGACTGATAGCTCCTGCGTCTCCCACGGATAGTCGTGCCATTCATGATTGATGCCCGTATTGAGCAGGTGGCACGGATCGTCCTGATCGACGCCGGTCCAGCTCGTAGAGGCGAAGAGCAGCGTCCAGCCGTTGCCAGTCAGATTGAGGATGAATTGATGCTCGCCGACTGGCGGCGCAACTAATGCCCAGATTTGCTGCCGGGATGCGGCAGGGTGCGCTTGCACGCAATCGGCGACCTTCACCAACGGCACGCCGTTGAAAGAAACATCGACGACGGCTTCTGCGTTTGATTCGCCAGCGATGTAGCCAATGTGAAAGAGCAGCAGCCGGTTAGTCCCAGCGCTGACTGTGTGATTCCACGTCACCGTTGGACTTGGGTAGGCAACGCGGTAGCCCGTGATGTAGTTATCGAAGGCGATCGCCACAGACTAAGCCTCTCTGATCTTGAGCGCTCCAATTGGAATGCGCAGCGCCGGGCCGTTCGCAATGATCTGCTTCGGCACGCTCAGCACAGCCACGCGTCGCACTGCGCCGCCTTGCGCGGCCGGCATGCGAATGCCGATGCCGACGATGTAGCCCCACGCCGCAGCGCCGGGCGCAACGAAGACGAGTTCCTGCCCGTTCATCTTCAGCGCGTCCGCAGCGGCCGGCCAGTTGGCCGCATCGTTCGGCACGCTCAACCGCGCATAGCCCGACGCGCCGACTTCCACACCGCCCGCGCCGGCCGCGTCGGGCAACGTGGTGAAGCAGGAAAGTTCCAGCGTTGCGGGAGACTCCGAGCCGAATTCGTCATCGAGAATTTCGTTGCAGCGCGTGATCATCTTGAAGCCGGCCATGTCTAACCCTCCACGTATCCTGTCGCGAAGCTCAAGTCGTAAGTCATCGCGTCCAGCAGATTCATTTCACCAGCCGTCACTTCTTGCAGATGGCACAGACCCTTGTTTGTGCTGTCGATCAGGAGCGCTTGCGACGTGCCCTTGCGATCAACCCACGCCTTCAGTTCGGCTTCGATCGCCTGACGACGCGCCAGATCGGACGAACCCGTGATCAGCTCTTTGACGGCGGTAACGCTGATGGTTTGCAGGCCCGGCCCGCCAACAATGCGGACGGGAGCGAAGCGGAAGGGTTTCTTGAAGACGGTGCGATCTTCGACGCCATACCCGACGATGAACGCGCGCGCACTAACCGTCTTAGCGCCAAACTGCAAAGTGCGAGCGATCTCGCCACCAACAGAGTAATCGAAAACCAGATCATAATCGATCCACCGGTTCGCACTGCTCTCGTTGAACTTCACGTCAACCAACTTCACATTCGCAAACGATGCGCTGCCAGCGCCAGCCCAGGTCGCGTCGCCATCGCGCGCGACATCGAGCGTGCCCCGCCTCAGCCGGTAACTCCACAACAGCGTCTGCACGCGATCTTCAACGGCCTTGCGCGCGTCGTAGGCGTGCTTCGAAGGGTCTGTCACTTCCCAAATGCGCGCGAGCGTGACTTGAAACGTGGCAGGATCTCCGCTCGCGCCGTACTCAACGCGGAAATCCGTGCCCGTCTTGGTGAGAGTTCCGGAGCCGGTCACGAAGCGGAATTTCAAGCCTTCCATTAGATTCCGCCTCCGCGCGCGACGTTCTCAAGATTGAGCTTCATTTCGATGGCTGCGAGCCGGCTTGTGTTATCGTTGAGCCGCCCTCCAGCCTCCTGAAAACTTGCGGACGCCGCTGCGAACTTGTCGAGGGCAGCTTCGCAGAAGCCCGCCAGACTTCCGCCGAAAGCCTGCTGCTGCGTAACGAGATCATTGAGCCCTCCGCTGATGTCGGGGAGCTGCGCGCCGGCCTGCGGCAACGCGGCGGCGATCTGCGCCGTGACGGCCGCGAGCGTCTGCGGAAGCTGAGTCAGCGCCGTAATGAGCGATTGCATCGCCGTGGCGATCGCGCCGGCCGTCTGCGTTAGCGTGCTGACCTGGGCGGGCAAGTCTTCGGCCTTCGCCGGTTGCCCTGGCGCGCCGGGCTTCGCAGCGTCCGGGCCTGCGCCGGCCTCCTTCTTCTGCTTCGCCAGCTCGGCTTGCTTCGCTTGCTCTTTCTTGAACTGATCATCGGCGAGCGCCTGAAGGCGGCTGCGTTCCTTCTCCGCGAGCTGCGCTGCTTCAATTTCAGCTTTTGCCTTGGCCTGCGCCTGCGCTTTCAGGTCTGCGACGTTCTGCTGCGCGGCTTGCCTGTCTGCCTTCGATCCGAACTTCTGGCCGCGCAAGGCGGCTTGCGCTTGCTCGAAAGCCTTCTGCGCGTCCACCGCTTCCTTGTGCGCGTTCTGAAGCGTTCCACTAAGAGCCTGATCTGCCGCCTTCTTGAAATCGTTCAGTCCCTTCGTGTCCGTGATATTCTTGATCTGATCTTGCGCGCCCTTCGCCGCCTCGCGCACGTCCACAACCGCGCCTTTACCGCCGCGCCGATCCGCTTGGTTCTGCTGCTGCTGCACCCAGTCATTTAGCGCGCCCTTTTTGCGAGCATCTTCCTCTTTCTCTTTGCGCGCTTTCTCTTCAACAAGGCGGATTTCTTCCATCAAATACTTCTTCGAGATTTCACCGCGTTCGGCTTCACTCTTTGCCAGCGCAAGCTCACGATCGCGGCGCTCTCGAAGGAGATCGATGTCATCCTGTAAGGAATCAGTGGCAGCGGCGCGCGCAGCCTTCACCGCGTCTTCGGCGGAAACAGCAGCTTCGGCCGCGCGCTTCGTGGCGTCTTTCTTACGGTTCTCTTCTTCGAGCAAGAGCTTCGCTTCGTCCGCTGCCCACTTCTTCTCGATGTTGGCGCGTTCATCCGCAGACTTCGCGGCGGCGAGTTCCTTCTCCGTGCGCTGATCGAGAAGCAGAAGTTCATCAATGATCTTGCCGGAGGACTTCGCGCGCGCATCGGCCAAGGAATCCTCTGCGGCCTTCGCAGCCTCGCCCGTAGACTTCACGCGGTCCTTACGCTCTTCATCCGCGCGGCGTTGTTGCTCGTCTGTCAGCGCGCCCAACTCAGCGGCCTGCTTCCGAGCAAGCAAGTCTCTATCGACGCCGACAACGCCCTTCAAGTCTTCGGCGTGCCGTTGCTGCATCAGTTTGATGTCGTCATCGAGCGTCTTCGTCGCACGCACGCGCGCATCCTCGCGCGCGCGTTCTGCGGAAACAGCGTCAGCGGCCGCATCCTTTTCGATCTTCTTGATCTTGTCGGCAAGGATCATGCGCTGCTGACCGATCGTCTTGTCGATGTCAGACATCGCGCCCGCGTGCTTGCCATAATCGGCTTCGAGGCGTTCGAGCGCCGCCTTGTCGTTTTCAGTCTGCGCCCCGCCGCGCTTCTTGAATTCTTCCATCGACGCCGCGGAGGCGTCCATTGCGTCGCGTTCGGCGGTCTTGCGATCTTGCAGGCTCTTGATGATTGCGGCCGTCTCGCGTTGCGCGCCGTCGATCATCGCGGCCGTCTCGCCGCTGCGGACTCGCACCATTTCATTGGCCGTCTTCGAAACGAGCGCCGCGAAGTCTTTCTCGGTCTCCTTCAGCTTTTCGCGGGCCTTGATCGCTCGATCGAGGCGAAAGGTGGACTCATCAAACGCGGCGTTCTCTGCGTTTAGCGCGTCAATGTCTTGTGCAACAACCTTCGGTACTCCCGTCCCTTTGTCGCGCGTTGCGAACGCGGTCCATGCCGTGGCCAATGCCATAATCCCGAGCATCAACAGGCCAATGGGGCCTAGCGCCGTGTAGGCAACCGCCGCAATGCCTTCCAGCGCGCTAATGCCGGCTCCGACTACCAGAACGAACGTATCGATGCTGCTTGTGACCGCCGTCATCGTCGTCGTGAAGACTCGCATCGCGAGCGGCGCGAGCTGCACGGTCGCAACTAAGCCACCAAGCACAGTTGCAGCGGTAGTGATTGCGCTGGTAAGGGCGGGATTCTCCTTCACCCATTCTCGCGTTTTGGCAGCCGCGTCCGCAGCGGCTTGAACGTAGGGCTTCACCGCGTCATTAACGAAGCGGCCGATGTCGCTGAAGAGTTCGGAAACATTCGTCCCGAGTTCTTGCAGAACGCGCGCGAACGTCTTCTCCTGCGCATTCGTGCTCGCGGTGGAAGTTCCCACGGCCTTCGTAATGATGTCCAGCCGGAGAAGCGCCTTCTCTTGCTCATTCAGAGAATCTAGGTCGAGTCCCTTCGCCCAGGCTGCCTCTTTCTCTTTCGTTTCATCAAGCCCGATGCCGAACGCCTTCAGGCCGCGCGTGTTGCCCTGAAGCGCCATTTGGATCACGGCGGATGTCTGATCGAAACTTTCGCCAGAGAGTGCGGACAGGGATTGCGCGAGCTTCACGGTCTGCTGCGTCATATCGAGCGCGGCGCTCTTGCTCAGCCCGAACTGCTGCGCGGTGAACTGCATGTTGACCATGAAGTTCTTGACTTCACCGCCGGTACGAGCGAACGCCGTAGCCGTCTGTTCAGCGAACTGCCCCGCCGCTGCGCTCGCTTCGCCGAAGACTTTCGTGAAGCGGCGGTCGATCGATTCATCGGACGCAGCTTCGGCGCTCGCGCGTTTCAGAACTGACGCGAGGCCGTTGCCGAGTTCCGCGAATTTCGAGCTGAGTTGTGTGAGTGTGCCTTGGGCTGTGGATACGAAGCCTGTGAGACCGCTTCCCGCCTCCGCGAGGCCGGCCTTGTAGTCGGCGAGCGAGAGCTTCAGGTTAAGAAGGAAGTCGCTCACTGAAAGGTGTCTCCATCTCTGCGATCAACTTTCCAAACTCTTCACCGGGCCACTGAATCGCGGCTCTCAGCCGCATGAATTGCTGCGCGTCACGCCGATCCTGCGCGTCCAGTAACTTGAAGACATCGATCAGCGAAACCTCCCAGAGCGCTTCGCGAAACGAAAAGCCGAACGCCTTGACCTTGATCGCGGTATCGACGATGGCCCTGTCTATTTCGTCTTGCGATCTAGCAGGGCCATCCGAGGGCGTATGTTGATGTCCCACACCGCGCGCGCGAGCGCTTCGAAGTCGTACTGATTGAGGTTTGCGACTTCATCCGGGCTTAGTGAGTCTGTGCCCGAGTCCATCGTGTCCGCCAGAGGCCGGCGCGCGAGCGTCGCATCCGAAATCATCTGGCAGGCGCGCTTCACGTTTTCGTCACTGAGGATCGCGCCCAGGTCGAGATTCTGGAAGGCTTCCAAGCCTTGCGCGCTGAAGTCGATGCTGTCGAGTCCCGAGCGCCCCAGGCTGGCGAGAAATTCTTTGATCGCGAGAACGTGATTGCGCGTCGGCATCACTGCCCAGGCCGTGACAAGCACGCGGCGCTTGTCGCTGAGCGTCACAATCTGTTCGGCGGGTTGTTTTGTGGGTTCCACTGCGCTCTCCTTGTCCGTTGTCCTGTCCTGAAAAGATGCGCCCGGCGCGCCGTCCTGCTTTGACGCGCCGGGCTTTCCGTGGGGGTTTTTAGATGAGGGCGCCGCCAGCGTTGTCGTAGCCGTAGATGCGCAGCTCACCGAAGGGCGCGGTCGGATTCGCGGCGCTGTCGTCTTGCAGCGTCAACTCAAAATCCATGTTGGAGAATTCCTTCGTTTGCAGATTGAAGTTACCGCCGCCCGCGAGCACCGCCTTGTTGAAAACCAGCTCCATGTTCTGGCCAGTTTTCGAGACGATCTGAAGCACGCCACTGACCGCGCGCTCGGGCTTCGTGAGGGGGTTGATCTTCGCGTGCGCGAGCTTGAGGTAGTGATATGCGGTGTCCGCTGTCACACCTTCACCAACGCGGATCGTCTTGCCCGCCCAGTCGTCAACCAACAGCTCAATGAAGGTCCAGGAGAATTGCCGGACAAGCTTGTAGTCCGTATCGAGCACAAGCAGCGCCGCCGTGCCTTCCGTCGTGTCGTACACCTTCAGCGCGGTCTGCTGTGCATCGCTCTGCCGGCCTTCGGCCAGGCCGTAGCGCGCGCCAGTCTTTCCAGCGACGAAGGTTTCCGCAGCGTGCGCGGCAACGGCATCGGCGGCAACATCAGTCGGCGCGCCGGCCATCATGAAACGGGCGATGTTCGCGCGCAGAAATTCCTGTGCGACGAACTTCATCGACATTTCGAGGAGCGACGCGACCTTGCGCAGCTCCACTTCCGCGCCGCTGCCGGCGTCGAAGATGGAAGCGAAGGTGAGCTTCTCTTCGAACTTCGGCTCCTTGATCGAGCCCAGATATTCCAGCAGGCCATTGGCCTCGCGCAGCATGATGCGCACGCCGGCGATCGGCGCAGTCAAACAATCGTACGGGGTGCCCGAAAGAACCTGACCCATGTTTGTCTCCTAGTCTTTGAATGAGCCGACTCGCGAAATCAGTTTCGCAAGCACCGTGAAGGCTCTGGGACAAAGCGGCGAGCCAACCCCCGCATCCATCGGCGAAGCCTTCGCGCCTTCCCATTGTTTGCGGTCAGCTTCGCCATTCACCATCAACCAATCGGCTTGGTACACCTGCGCCAGCCGCACAACGTCGGGCGTCGCGTAGTCAACCTTGCGCGGAAACGTCAGCGCCTGGGCGGCGACATCCTTGACCGCGTTGTGAAAGCGGTGTGCTTCAATTTCGATGCATGCCCTCAAGAGCGCTTGATCAATCTGCTGATCCGTCTTACCCGTCCAGCTCGCGAGCCCCATCTGCGCGGCGAGCGTCTTGGCTTCGGACAAGCTGATGTACGAATTCGAGTCGGCACCGCTTTCGGTGTCTTTAAGAATCGATTCGTAGGGATCAGCCATCGCCACAGTCCTTTAAGGAGAGCGGCCAGCCCGGCGAGAGCTGGCCGCCCAGGTTCCGTTGTGAACGGCTACGGCTAGGCCGTGGCCTTGACGCCGCGAAGCTGTGCGACGGCATTCGTCTTATTCGTGGCCAGACCGGCCATGAACCAGTTCATGTCCGTGGTCTCGAACGCGCCAGCGCGGCGCGGGGCGCTGAGACTGAAGATGTCCGTGTGGACACCGAACAGCCCGTCAAGGCCGATGCGCGCGGCCGTGATGCGAGAACAGGCCGCGCCGGAATTCCCGCGCTCTTCATCGAACGGCAGGATTTCCGTATCCACGCCCGTGGTGTCATCCGGCGCTTCGGCGATCGGGATGATCGCGATGCCCTTGTACGTCGGAACGAACATGTCGGATGTGATGCCGCCCTGGTTCAGCACAACGTACTTCGCGATGCCGACGTTCAGGCCATCAATCTGCACGGCCAGTGTGCGATTGCAGAGAATCGCGTTGCAGCCCGGCACCAACGCGATCAGCGCATCCATCATCGCGGCCGTGACCACCGCGCCGTTGTCCCCGGCGTAGATGACCTTCGCCAGATCAGTGCACAGCTTGTTGACGCCGGTCCACTGAGCACCGCCCGCGTCAGCCTTGTCGCCGGTGAACCACATCCGGTTCAGGCGCGCGCCGATGTCGCGCAGCTTTTCGGTCATCAGGATGCCGCGAATCGTGCCGCGCGGATCACTGTCGATCTGGTTCACGTCCAACTTGATCGCGCCGCCGGCCGCGCGCTTCGTGAACGTGTAGTCCGTGATCGGACCGGAGCTTTCAGTGAACTCCGCATTCATCGCGCGGGTTGCGGCCTGCGCGCTGCGGCCAACGAAGTTGGCGATGAAGCCTTGCCCCTTCTCAGGCCGGAACGGCAGAATCTTCAGCAGCGGCCATCCCGCTTGCAGGGATTCCGTCGTCTGAAGGATGTCCGCCTGACCCTTCGGATCGCTGATCGTTTTCGCCCAGTCGGCGAGACTCAACGTCATGATTCAATTCTCCTATTCAGTGCCGGTCCAGACCGGCGCGCCTTCCGTCTCGCCGGACACTCCGGCGTCACTTGCGTTGTGCGAAGTACCCGATCGGTCCGGAAATCTCCGGCGTCTTAGCGGCCTCGGCCGCCGCTTCCGCAGCTTTGCCGCCAGCCGCTGGCATCGCGGGATTTGCCCCGACTTCGAAGAGAACGGGGTCGGACGCCTTCAAGGCATCGAAGATGTCCTTGGTCAAACCCGTAACCGTCTTCTTGTCCAGATCAACATCCACGGACTTCAGGCGCTCTTCAGCAAGCCGACGCGCCGTATCGATAGCCTTCGGATTCAGGCCGTTCTCCTTGCCAGCCTTCTCGAATGCCGCCGCGAGAATCGTGTTGCGATCCTTCGTCTTGTATTCTTCCAGCTTGGCCTGCGCTGCTTCTGCGCCTTTGGCCTTCGGTTCGAGGTCTTTGACGGCCGTCGTCAGTTCCCCGACGCGCGTTTCGGCCGTGGTCAAGCGAACCACAACATCCTTCGCTTCCACGCCGGCCAGTTCGCCCAGCTCTGCCTTCAGAGCTTCGGCCAGCGGCTTCGTCGCCTCGACCTTCAGCCCAGCCTCGATCAATTCGGAAATCTTCGCCATGTCTCGCAGTCTCCAGTTCAGCCCACGCAGAAGAGAACTTCGCTGCGGATGAATACGAAATCAGCCAAACTGAAGCGGGCGGGAGGTGAGGTGATAGCCGTTGCAGACGTCACAGAAATAGGCGCGCAGGCCGGTCAGTCGCGCGGCGTGCTTCGCCTGTTTGTGTTCGTGAAAGCGGCGCTTGCGGTAGCAGTTCTTGCGCGTAAGTGGCCGGAAGATTCGGCGGGCAAGATCACGATTCACTTCAGATCATCCTCGGGCATGCGCGCCCGCGACAGTTCTGCGCGATCATTAAGCCGGTCACACAATCATCGTGTTGCCCAGGCTGCGCGCCGTAACCGCCGCCGGGCAAAGAGAGGTAAGTGGAAAGTTCCTCGACGGTCTGCGCGTCGAACACAGCGATCGAGCCCTTGCGCAGGCCCGTGCTGAGTTCAGCCAGCATGGCCGGCTTACTGGCAACGTCAGTGAGGATTCCAAGCCGTTCACTGGGCGCGCCGAGAGCGCCTTTCGCTTCGCGCGTTTCGCGGTAGAGCTTTTTCCATCGCAGATGCTTGTATATCCACATGCAGACGGCATGGCCGTGATTGTTTGCTTCAACGCCGATCCACGCGTTGCCGTACATTTTCGCCAGATCGACAAGGTACTCAGCCCACTGTGTCACGTCGATGCGGCCATAGAGCTTGGCGAGCTGGCGGCCAGTGCGGCGGCTGAGTACATGAGCGCAACTCGCGTCTCCATCTTCGAAGCCTTCAGCCACGTCGGAACCGATGACAGCGGTGTCCGCAGGGTTCGGCATTTCGTAAATGAGAAGATGCCCGTCCCATAAGATCTTGATCGGCTGCTTCACGCCCGCGCGAAGCGGCGTGATCGTCTCGTCAGCAAAGTAACACGCACCTGGTCTGCTGAACTTCCCGCCATACTCGCGGTCGAAGTCGCGCTGCCCGAGTTCTTTGATGCGCGCCTGCTTCCAGGCTTCATCGCGTCCAGGCCGCTCATTCCAGAAGATTTCGCGATGAACGAACGGATCGCCCAGGCCGGACAGGCAGAGCTTCCAGACTTCGGCGAACTTGCCAGCTTCAACGCGCGGCGTCGAAAACATGTGAAGCTCGCCGAATTCGACGGCGGGAAGCAGCGCCGCCCAGTTGCTTGCAAGATCAGGGATCAGACCCGCTTCGTCGATGCCCATCAGCGAGTAGGTGTATCCGGCTCCGGAAACATCCTTTGTCGCCAACGCCATCGCGCGCGATCCGTTCGCGAGTTCAACACTCTGCGAACTCCAACTTGTGCCTTTGCGAAGTGGCGGGCGCATTGCGGCGGGCATCGTTTGCCAAAGGGTACGCATACGCCAGATCAGTTCGCTGGCCGCTTCCTGCGTGTAGTTGACGCTGGCGACGGTGCGGTAGCCCTTCCAGCCCATGTGAAAAAGCGTGTATAGCGCGAAGTCCCATGAGACGCCCAGTTGCCGCGCCTTCTTGATGATGGTCCGCTTGTGCTGCGTCCAAAACGTGTCGAGCAATTCGACAGCGATAGGCCAGCGTTCCATCTTCGACAAGTTGATGCCCTTAGGATCGAGCACCTGGACGTAAGGAGTGAGGTCGGACGCTTTCGTAATCTTCGCGGCGGTTTTTGTGGCCGATTTTTGGGCAGCAGAAAGGGCCTGATCGATCGGGTCGATTATGACCGGCGGTTCACTTTGGGGCAGCTTGGGTGTCCGTTTCGCCATCTTCAGCCCCTTCACTTGCCCCAGAAATGCCTTTTTCAACAGACGGGAGGCCCGCTATTGCGTTTTTATTGATCAATGGGCAATCTTATGGCGTTTCAGCCACAATCCGCGTTCATGGCGCGCCTGTAACGTTTCCAGGTTTCCCGCCCAAAAAGCGCCCGGTTTCGAGTCCCAAAGGGGCACTTTGCCCGCCTTCGGCTTCGATCTCTGCCGTTTCGGCGTCCAGTTGCTTCCCGGTTAACCCTTGCCCGACTTCCACGGCTTGCCGAATCGACATAGCGTTTGCCGCGCGGAGCTTCTGAACCTTGTCTGTGATCTCGACTTCATCCGCGATGAACGTGTCCGGCATTTCAACTGTGAGCTGATAGTCGCCGGGCGTCCGGCCGTTGAGCACGTCCTCGCGACGCAACGCGAGGCGGAAAGCTTCGGTGAACCCTTCGGCCAACTCGCCGCCGGATCGGCGCGCCTTTCCCAGGCCGGCGAGAAGCCGGAACTTGAGCGCCCGGCCGCTTTCTGCGAGCCCGTTTTTATCGCGTCCCCACAGCGCCGCCGGCGTTTCGGTCAAGAGCGACAGCAACTCCATAATCTTGTCGATTTCCGTGTACGCTTCTTGAAGCTGCGAAGTCCACGTGATGTACTCCGCGCCGTTGCCGCTCTGGTCACGACTGAACGCCTTGATCTGCGACACGTCGAGTTTGCCTTCTTCATCGAGCGCGCCTTCCGGCACGTTCATCGGCGGTTCGGCGTGGCGATCCAAAATCTTCGAGACTTGGCGGAAGCGGTTGCTGATCTCGTAGGCTAGATCGTCGCAGCCGGTCGAGTCGCCTTCGCCGAAGCCTTCGTCGTCAGGATCTTCCCGCATCGCGGAAAGATGCACGGCCAGCGGCACGACTTCGCGCGTCTCGCCGCCCGCGTTCTTGAAAGCGTCGGGCAGTTGCGTTGTTCCGCTCGATGCGAACGCAGACCAGTTGTCACGGCCCGCGAGCACTTCACGGAAAATCTGCGTGCCATCAGGCAGGTATGAGCGGAAGACAAACTGGCGGTCGAACGGGGCGTCTTCCGGCCGGACGTTTCGTGCCAGCGAGTTGCTTGCGCGACGCATCGAAATGACCGGCTGCGGTTTCCCGCCTTTGACCTGGGGGACATCGCTGATCAATAGATAGGAGTCGCCGTGCGCTGAGAGCCAGTACGCCGCGCGCCATGCCACGCGCCGCAAGCGCGAGCGTGTTGCGATCGAATCGATGCGCGTTTGCAACTCGGGATTTTCGACGGTGGGTTTGATCGTGGGCGGCTTCGGCAAAAGTAGATCGGCGGCAGTGCGCGCGACAAGGCCCGGAATGTTTACCCAGAGTTGCGGCGGCTTCTGATAGCAGTCTTTCGCATTGCGGATGTCGCGGGCGTAGAGCGGATCATGTGCTTGCGCGTGCTTCCCGATCAAATCGTCAACCAACGCGTAATCGTACAGGCGCTGCTCTTCGAGCGGTGTCAGCGTCCACGGTCCAAAATTGCCGCCCATAGAACCTCCTAGCTGTCGAACTCACTGATCGCGGAAACCAGCATGCGGAAGCGCGTCTCGATAATCACGCGCCCGCGATCATCGCGAAGTTGCAGCGCGGGCAACGAATCGACCATGATGTTGCGAATGCCGCTCGGGACCGGCTTCGGATTCTTCTTGAAGCCCGCGAGGATCGCTTTGATCGTCTTCGCCGCGAGCGCGCGCCCTTCCTTCAACGTTGCCGCGCGCGTGACCAGATGCAGCCGCCAGTTCTGCGCGTTGCTGGACTCATCCCAATCGCCGCCATTCTCAAAGAGCGCGCACACCGCGTCCGGCGCGGGCGGAAGTGAAGGTTCCAAGAAGATCGTCGTGCCCGCGACGGCCTTCGCTTCGGTGACAATCCAGTCGCCGACTTGCTCGATCGCCGCGCCGTACTCGGGAAAGCTCATCACGTCTCCAGTTGCGCGCCTACCAGTTCGGCGCGATGTACGGTCCCACGTAATGCACCTGAATCTTCGCCTCCATATTCAGGTCGCTGCCTGAATCCTGGTCTGCCCAGACCTCCAAATACTCATTCGTGTTCAGACTGACGATCTGTGAGAACGAGGAGCGCAGCATCATGCTATTGCTGCTGGCCGGCGGTTCACGCCGCTGCTCCGAAACCTCTGCGAGGCCGTTCAATTTCAGCGCAACCTTGCGGTACGCGCCGCCAGTGCCATCAGCCCAGGCGTAGTTGCACGTCACGAGATACAGCCCTGCGTGGATAGCCGTAACTTTTGTGTTGTCTGTCACGGTGTCGTGCATCGTGTCGCTGTCGTACACCTCCCACGTAAATGGACAGGCGCTCGGAGTTGCAGTTACTACCGTCTGACTGCCCTGCGTTGACACGGTGTATTGCGGGGGAGACGGCACTTCCCAACTACCGCTTGCCTTCAAAAACTTCCCTGCCGCCGCGTCGCCGGCCGCAGGCGCGGGCACAAGCCCGTGCGATCCGCCTCCGCCCCCGTCTCCGAAAAAATCCCCCGGCGTGGGCGGCACTTCCCATCCGCCGCTCGCCTTCAGGAACTTGCCCGCCATGTCATCGTTAGCCGCTGGCGCTGGCACTGTACCTTGGCCTCCAGGATTTCCGCCAGCAGCACCCATAAACGCCGTGACCGATGAACCAAAGATCGTTCCACCGTTCGCAGTATAGATGCCTCCTGCTTGATCAATGCGAAGCCTTTCGACGGGAGCCTGTAGCCCGGAACTTGTAGTCTTGAAAATGATTGAGCCGCCGAATCCTGTGTTGGTAGCGCCTCCGCCCGCGAGGATTACGCTACCACCGGGCACGGCCTCATCAGTCGAGTTGGTGCCACTGATCATGTAGTCGGTTGGTGTCGCAGACGACTTCCCGTTGCCAAACCAAACGTCGGTCACGGGCGCGCCAACACTGCCGCCGATGAAATCCGTGCCGGTGACGTAGCTTGCGCCGCCCGGCAAGTTCGTTAGGTTCGCCCCGCTAACCGCAGGCAGAGCGCCCGCCGTCATAACGGGCACGTTCGCGCTCAACCGCGCATCGTCGAGTGTGCCGGTGATCAGGGCGCTCGCATCCGTTGTCGCGCCGCTTCCGCCCGGAAGATTCGTCAGGTTCGATCCATCGAGCGCCGGCAGCTTGCCGTCGTCGGGAAGCTTCACGAGTTGCCCAGGCCCGTTGAAACTATTGCCCTGCATCGTCAGCTCGTACTTGTTGCCGTTCGAGTTGATGAAGAAATAGGTTCGCATCGACTGCGCGTTCGTTCCTGCGTAACCGCGCAAGTATCCCGCTTCAGGATTGGCCGGCTGCTGCGTGAGCTGAAAGTCTGTGTATTCCTTGACGGTCATTTTGTACGTGGCGAAAGCAGTCACCGCGACAAGCGTCACTGCCGCCGCCGCGCGCAGCACTTCTGGCGCAGTCATGCGCTGAACCGCGCCCGCCGGCACGCCCGCGCGCGCCGCAAGGTCACGAAGATTTTCGAGTAGGTTAGCCATTGGCCTGCGGTGCCTCCTGCTGTTGTGCCTCTTGAGCGAACGCCTGCAACTTCGCGGCGTAGCGCGTCTTGATTTCCGTGATCAATTGTCCGGCCTTGCCTTGCCCGAGCATCTGCACGGCCGCTTCGAGAACCGATTCGACAAGCGCGGTTGCTTCGCGCGTTTCAGCCACAGCCGGAATTAGTTCGCTCTTGCGCCGATCGTGAATCTTCGTCATCGTGGCGTAGAGCCGAACGGCTGCGTCTGTGTCGAAGTCCGGCTTGGCAGTTTCCTCTTCAACGCGCTTGCGCAGCGCGTCGAGAATCGCCTCGTCATGTTGCAGGCGCGCCACCATCGTGCCTTCGGCTTCGCGGCGCGCGCGCTCGCGTTCTGCGGTCGCGATGCCTTCGGCCCGAGCGGCGAGCATGCGCTCGCCTTCTTCCGCCACCATCGCAGCGAATCCGTCTTCCTTCAGGCAGCGGCGCAGCGTGCTCTCGCCGATCTGGCGGAAGCTCTCGTACTCCTCGCGCAAACGTTTCAGCGCGGCCATGACGTTGCCGCCACTCCGCGCCAGTTCGCGTGCAATATCGCGCTGCTGTTCTGCCGTGTACGCCACGACGACTCCTGAAGCGGTTGTCGAAGGAAACTCCGACAACCTAGCCGTTAGTGTCCGAGAACTTTCGCGATGGCAACCGTGATGCCGCCGCCCGCCGCGCCCGTCGCCATTGCGCCGATAATTCCGGCGACGGAGTTGCCCTGCTTCTCTGCTTTCTTTTCGAGTTCCGCGATGCGCGTCGAGTGTTCGACGAAACGCTTGTCGCCTTCGTCCAGGCGCGTCTTGACCGCAACCAAGTCTTTGCCTTGCTCGATTTGCGTGTCGAGGATTTTCTCTTGCGTCACTTCGATCTTCGTCATCTGCCGTGTGAGCCGATCCTCAGTCGCGTGCACATCCGCGCGCACGCTTTCGATGCCGCGCGTCATCGTCTCTTGCACGCGCGCCGCGTACAGATCGAGAAGGTCGCGAGCCTCGGGGGTGAGCTTCACTTCGTCAGCCATATAGATTCTCCCTCGCGTATTCACTCAGTGAGCACGTGTCGGGAGTGAATACGAATCTATGTCCGATACCGTGGACGGCGCGATCAGAGACCTTGCGCGAGAAGGCGACGCGAAGGTTCTGCGCGCGTTCAAGCAAGCTCTGGGAAATGTGGAGGGCGTGTCGAAAGACTTGTGCCCGGTCGGGCACTACGGCCGCAAACGCGGCTTTGGCGGCCGGGCCGGCGCTGCGCTACAGAACTCGCTGCATGTTGAGTTTCTCGGACAGCAGGGAACGGACTTGATCGGCCGCTGCATTTCGCCGCTGCCCTACGCGCGCGCGCAGCACGAAGATCTGTACTTCCATCCGGGCATCTACACCGGCGCGCCGGGCTCGCAGTACGAAGCGAAATTCTTCGAGAGAGCGGTTGCGATCATCTTCGGAAACGGCGTCGATCCTGCCGGCGATCCGGGCGGGCAACTCCGCACGCTGCCGGCAGGGTTTCAAGAATTGCTGGAGGGAGCTTAGTTACTTCTTTGTTTGAGCGATACGAAACAGCACGCCTACAACCGCGCCGATGCCGCAGACAATAATTGCCATTTGGCGCTCGTGCATGCGAGAAGCGTTCACTATGCGCCCTACCGGAGAATCAACCGATGGGTCGAAGCCGAGCCAGAAGTAGACTATTCCACCAACGCATGCGGCCATCCACACAAAGAACAGCATCGCTCCCCACTCATCACTGCCAGCATCGCTCTCGCGACTCGCGTTCATCTGCTGCAATTGTTCATCGTTCGGATGGAATCCCATAAGCCCCTCCTCAAGATTGGCTCTTTGCCTAAGTCTACACCGCGCCTTCAAAAAACGCCTTCACGTCCTCACTGACGCTCCTTCCGTCTGCGTAATTCAGAATCTGCCACCACGGCCGGCCATCGTCATTCTTGGCGATGAAGCGCGCGAGTGTTGCCCAGGCATCTTCCCCGCCGTTCCACCCCGCCGCGCGTTTGATCATTCCGCGCCACATGCCATCGTCACGGAGATAGCCGCCCAGTCGCCGCACAGCCTCGCGCGCGTCCTTCGATTGCCTCGCATCCTGCAAGGCAAATTGCAGTGCATCGTGCATCTCGTCTTGAAACAGTTCGACGAAGCGGTCTGCGCTTGTCATTTGTAACGCTCCACATAGTCGCGCTGCCAGTCTTCAGAGCCCAACGGATAGGCGGTCACAACTTCGCCGTCCACAGGCTGCACGATCGCAACCCATCGTGCCTTTGGATCGTGGAAGATCAAGCGCCCCTGCAAAGAGACAACAGGATCGCCTGCGCCCGCGCGCAACGTATCGGCGATGCGCTGCCGGTATTCCTTGCGCGAAGTGATGCCGCTGTCCTCCATGCGCAAGGTCAGATGCACGTCTTCCGCCCAGGCACTCTTATTCTTCGCCGGGAAGAATTCCTTCGTCCCCACGATTCCGGGAATCGGCTCGCCAGCCAGCGTCTTGTTGCTGCCCGTCAAGCGAACCGTTCGACTCCCGAACCCTTGCCGCGCCGCCGTCTCCGCGATTCGCGCTGCGTATTTCGTCGGGTCTTTTTCGAGCTTATCGAGGAACGCCTTCTGCGCGGAAGCGACCGGACTCTTCTCGCCGCGCGTGAGCATCGCATCATCAGCGACCGGAACTTTGCCCGCTTGTTTTTTTGTCATCACAAACGGCGAAGGACTGTGGCGGCAGTTCGGATGAAACGGCGGGCCTCCGTTCGGACAATCGGCGAGCAACGGCACGTCGAACGTCTTCGCGGCCTCTTCAGTCAGAGCAAAGACCTTGCCTTCCAATTCCAGGCAAAAGTCGATCGCGCCCGGCGCGATGTTGATCTTCACCGTTTCGATTCCCGCGTCATCGCAGTAATCGAGCGTGCCTTTGTTATTCGCCCAGACCGTAGTTGTGCGCGCGAGCATGTGCGCGTACTTTTCGGCGCTGATCACAAACCCGTTCTCAAGCTCGATCGCCGCGCCGCGAATGAGTTCGCTTTGCACGGGCTTCCCCGTCTCCGGTAATTCCTTCTGGATCAGCTTCGCCGTCTGCCCCCAGGTCAGTCCGCGCGCGTTGGCTTCCATGACGAGTTCAGCAAGCTTCGCCTGCTTCTCTGGAAGCATCTTCGGCGCGATGAACGGAAGCGGAGACGTTGCGTTGCTCAGCGCCGCCGCGAGCGGATCGGCGGCGATCCGCCCGAGTTCCAGCATCACGTTCTTATCGATCGCCGGCGTCAGGCCCGCGCCGCCTTGAAGCAGCCCGGCCGCGTTTGCTGCGACGTAGCCTTCTTCGTAGCTTGCCGCCAGCGCGCCGCCCAGAGCCTGAAGTTGATCCGGATTGCGCAGCCGATCGAGCAACTCACGAATGCGCGCGGCGGCGAGTTTCGCGCGCCGGACATCCCCGACGATCTTGTTGCCGTCGCGTTCCACCAAGAGCGGTTCGAGCTTCGCGAGCAACGCGCGCATGACGCGCTCAACCGATGCGGCGGCTTCCTGCTGTGTGGCCATTATTCGTCCTCGTCTGTTTCTTCTGCTTCTGGCGCGAAGGGTTCGGGGATTGAATCGAGCGAGTAGAACTTCGGCGGCTTCTCGATGATCTCGCCGGCCGCGAGCGCGCGGTCCAGCTCGCGCTTCTGCTTGCGCATCCAGTCGATCAGCCGGTTGCGCGCGAGCATGTACGAATACTGCTTGAGCGTGACCTTCGCATTCTTGAGCCGGTACTTCTGCAATTCGGGCCACGCCAGATCGTAGACCAGGGCGCAGAAGTCTTCGAAGTCCATCCCGGCCGGCGTGAATTGCGCGTGCTTCGCCGCCACAATCTTCGCCGCCTTCAGCAGCGCCAGCGCGTAGCGATCGGCCAGATGCGCCGGCAACGGCTTGATGCGCAGCGAGCGCTTAAACGCCTTCTCATTCAACTCCCACAGTTTCCGCGTGTCATCCGTGCGCCGGCGTGAACCGATCACGGCGATCTTCAGCTTCGGCTGAAGTTCCGGATCAAAGGGAAACTGCATCGCCCGCATCTGCACCGCGCCCATCTTGTCCGCTCCTAAAGTCAGCCTCTATTGATCAAACGCGCGTCCAGCGCTCGCGCCAGCGCGCGCAGCTCGCCGGCCGTGCAGTCTTTGATGTGAGTGAACGTTGTCCACTCGCCAGACTCCTCTGCGCCGTTCCATTCGACCCGGCATTCCACGCCGAAGACGCCGAGCGATACCGTCCAGTAGTAGATGCGCCACTTTGGCGTGCGCTGTTTCTTCTGGCGAATCTTCACCCATGCCTTCACGGCCGCATCGTGCCGTCGAAGTTTCTTAGTCTTCTTCATCTGCTCTCCTCACCAGACTCTCGGGTATCCGAATTCGAGTTTCCCCCCGCAGTTTGCTTTCCAGTGCATGTCTTCGGCGTAGCTCTCGAAAAGGTAGCGGACGCCGCTGGCCTGCCCGCGCTCCGGTTCCATCGAATCGAAGCTGCAAACGATCGGCATCTTTCTGAACTTCTTCCACACGTACTGGATCGCTTCAGCCAGTGAGTGAAAGGTGTCTTCGTCTTCATCTCCGCCGATGCCCATGTGGTTCACGTCCATCACATGGAACTGCGGCCCCCAGCAATTCGGCGCGATGAAGACATCGGTGTCGAAGTTAAACTCCAACTGTTTCGGCGGCATCTTCTTTCTCACTTCGGCCTCGTTTCGATCAGCGCCGCCGTGCAACGCTGCGCTTCGTGGATTGCGCGCAACGCGAGCAAGGCCACGCGCAGTTGTTCCCGTAGCGCATCACGCTCCGTCTCGACGGTACGCAATCGCAGGAGCGCTTCGTCCAACGTCGTCGGCATCACATGCCCCACAATTCGTTCTGTTCGCGCTCGACTCGCACGGCGGCGCGCGAGTTGTACGGCGGGCGCGTGCAGCGGCGCGCGTCGGCTTCGCGCGCGGCTCCGGACGGGCGGCGCTCGCCGCGCGTCTCTAAGGTTTTTACGAGCCGGTAAACCTGCGGCGCGGGCAACGTGGCAAGCGTGTGGCCGCGCCACTTCTCAAATGATGGCTTCTCTGCACAGCCGGCGATCCACGCGTCGAGATTGTGCACGCCGCAGAGCGGCGCGAGTTCCTGCGCGCGCACAACCATCTTGTTGGGCTTTCCGTTGAGCAAGTCTCTCAACAGATTCACTTCCCAGTCCTTCAATACATTGAACGTCGGCACCACGCGCCCGAGCGTGTTGTACGCCCAGATTTTTCGGCTCTCGTCAATGTCCAGGTGCAGCCGCTCGCGCAACCCTTCCTCGACCTGCCGCTTGTACTCGATCACGATGGCGCGTATCTGCGCGGCGCGTTGGGCTTCAGTCATGTCTTGATCTCCGTAACGGTGAACGTGTAGCGCTTCCAAACTTCTGGCCATTCGGACTTCGCTTTCGCGACCGCTGCTTCAAACGTGAGAATTCCGAACAAGATGAACGTGCTGTGTGAACCTGGGCGGGGATCTACGCTGCGGTCCCAAAACGATAGAACCGTCCAATGGAAAATATGATGTAGCGCCGCGCGGCCTTCCTGGAGGTCGGAAACCGGCGCAAAGCAGGCGTCTAGGATGTCTTCCTGCAAAATGCGCGGCAGTCCGATCCTTTTGGCGTCGCAGGTCTCATACATCGAGCGCCACAGATGATGCCCAAGCCCGCGTATGCATCCAAAATAGGGGTTCATCGCGCGGCCTCCGCAACGGCGAGGGCAACGGTGCCAACGGCAACGGCTTCGCGATTCTCAGTCAGGCCCGCAGCGGCGCGGGCTTCGTCGATGATCTTCTTCGCGGCGTTGAGTGCGATCTCGTCTTCTTCCGCCGCCTTGAGCAACGCGCGGGCGTAAATCTGTGGCAGCAGATCGCGCGTGGCAGATTCCAGCCGCTCGATTACGCCCTGCACGATGGTGCCATTAACAACAATCCTGACCGATGCTTCGCGCCACTCAGACCTGACTTCCAACTTGTCCTTCAGAGCCAACAACGGTTGAACGTTCACTGTCTCTCCTCCTCCCTGCATCACTCCCTTAGCGATGCTTCCGCCGCTCTCGAATTCTGAGTTCTGAATTCAGAATTCAGAATTCGAAAGCGACAGAAGAGCCGCTAGGCGGCGTCCGCTTCGTCTTCGTCGTCGCGCGCGTCGCTGGCGAGCACTTCGCCCTTCGCCAGCACTTCCAGCGTCGGCTTCCCGAGCTGCTCCACGCGACAGCCGGCCAGGGCCTTGTCATCGGGCAGCGCCTTGAGGCGTGCGTTGAGCTTGTTGGTGTCGGGCTTGCGCGGGCAGAGCAGGTCGAGCAACGGCGCAGGCAGAACCTGCACGCATTTGTCAACCAGCCAGCGCATGCCCATCTTGCGCGTCACACTTGCGGACGCGCCGGACGGCGCTTTGAACTCGCTGACCTTCCGGCACATCAGTTCCTCTTTGATGTCTCCGGTCAGATCGCGGTACTCATTCGCGTAGGGCCTGATCTCGATCAAGCGGTCGATCTTCCCCGCCAGTTCCAGATCGTTGAGCTTGACGTGTTTCTTCTTACCCATAACTGCGCTTCCTCTCCCCGCCCGCTTTCCATGCCGCCTCATTTTCGAGGCTCTTGAGTTGTGCGGCTTCAGGCCGCGTTAAAGGCACTCACTCATCTTCCGAAAGTCACTCACGCGTCCGCACAGCGCGATGGTGAGCACGCAGGCGAGAATCAAGAATGCCCAGAACAGGAACTTCGCATCGCTCGCCAGACTTTCCCCACTGTGTCCCTGACCGCCCTTCACCAGGGCGGGCTCCTCCACGTGTTCGCTCATCCCCTTGCGCACTCCTCTGAAACTTGCAGCAGCGCCCGCATGTACGGCGAGAGCGTCACTGCTTGTCCGATTCGTTGCGCCGCCCGAGCGGCCGGCGCTTCCAGAAGTCTCACTTCGCACGCGCGCGCGGCGTCGATCACGTCGGCTGTCGGCGCGCGGCCCGAGGCGAAATGTTCCTGCACGGTCGCAACGGCGCTTCTCATCGGCAGCTCCTATCCTCGTAGATGTACTTCCGCCGCTGCAACGGCTTCACTGCGGGCGGTTCGGCAAGCGGCCCGAACAGTTCCCGGTTCGTCTGCGCGCAGCGTTCGCACAGATGCAGCGGCGCTCGCACCGGCCGGCGACACTTGAGGCACAGGCGGTTCATCGCTTGATCGCCTCCACGCCGCCGACATGTTTCGTGTTGTCGAAGAGTCCGGCTAGAACGCCGGGCGTTTCGGGTTCGTGCGATGCGGCGAGATCGAGAAGCAACTCATTGAAGCTGTCGAATTGCTCGACCTGCGGCAGGTAGTGGAAGACGTTTTCGCGCGGACCAACCAGCATCACGCGCTTGCCCAGGGCAACGGACAGTCCGAACTCGACATGCCTTCCGCCGCGTTGAGCGCCGCCCTTGCCCAGGCCATCGGTGAAGTTGATGACGATCTGCGCCGCCGCGATGTCGCCCAGGTCGATTTGCGCCGCGTTGCGCGCGAAGGATTCTCCCATTCCCGATTCGCTCGCCTCGTCTTCTTCATGTCCAGCCCACGGCCAACGGCTTGTCACGCGATGCCCGAGGTCCGCGAGCCGCTTCGAGTAGCCTTGCATTTCCAGATGCCGCGAGTACCTCGCGGCCAGATAGATGTTCACTTTCGCTCCTCCCCTTTGGTTCCCCGTTTTCAACTGCACAGTTTTGCGTCAGAGCTTGAGATCGATGCACCGGCCGGCGTCGTAAGGGCCGGGCCTTCCGTCTTCTTGGCGAGTCGGGCGATGCGCGCCGCTTCGGTCTGCGCGCGGGCCTTCGCTTCGTCTTCGTCGTAGGCAGCGAGCACCGCCGCCGCTTCGTCTTTCGGGCAAAGTTCCTTCACACCCAGCTTGAGCGATCGAACATAGATCGCCTTTTCGAGGCGGTTGAGCGTCGAATTTCGTTCATGGAAATTGCGCGCGTACTCGCGAATCGCCGTCTCGATAAGCCTGAGTCTTGCGTCCTTCACCGTGCCTCCTTTCCTGTCCCGTCCTGTCTGGTCTCTGCGTCCCCGCTGGCCGCATCCCGGTTGCCTCGCGGTGTCTAATCGTCGAGGCGACCAGGGCGCGGTCAGGCGATCAGCTCGCCACGGCTCGCGCAACCTCTGCGGCCGGCACTTCGTCCAGCAGCGGTGTGGCTTCTGTCACGGGCACGAATTCCTCGGCGGGTCGAAGGAACTTCAGTTCCTTCTTGTTGTAATTCCACATGCGCGCGCGCCCGGCGATCAGCTCATTCCGCTCCGGAAACTTCCAAATCTTTCCGCCTGCCTCGCGGTCATAGAGCCACGCCTGCGTTGAGATAAAAACGATGCGCACGGAAAGGCCCAGGCGATACCGCGCTTCATCGGCAGCGCGGTACAACGTGCCCAGGCGTTCACACGACACCTTGCCGACGTGATCCACAACGATGCACACGGGGCGCTTCGTGCTGCTATTCAATTCGCTCAGCGCAGCACAGAGGTTGTAGATCAGCGTCTGATAGCTTCCGCCCTTGACCGCGAAGCGACGGGCGCAACTTTGCAGGCCCGCGTAAAGAGACAGTTCATTGCAGTCGATCAGGGCAACGGCTGGATACTTCAGCGCCTTCGCGGATGCCGCCTCTTCACTTCGCAGCGCCGTTGTTACGCCGCCATCGTGGTAGGTGCTTTGCGCAACGATGTCGAGCATCGTCTTGTCTGCGGGACCGCATTCCCGGCAGAGTTTCACGAGCCGCTTCTGCCGCGTGTCGAGTTCCTGGTACGTTCTCAT